CGCCTGGCGTTTCAGACGCAGCGATTGCTGGAAAGAGACGCAAGGGGTGGCAGCCGCTATGTGGAGCAGGTGTTAAGCCACTTCGGAGTTCGGCTACCCGACTTCCGCGCCCAGCGTCCTGAATACATAGGGGGGTCAAAGATCCCCATCACAGTGAACCCCATTGCGCAAACGGCAGCCTACGGCGCCGAGCCGATCCCGGAGAGCGAGTCTCCGATCGGGAACCTGGGCGCCGAAATGCACGCAAGCGGACATAAGCGAACCTTCAACTACAGTGCAACAGAACACGGCTACATCATTGGCCTGGCAACCTGCAGGGCAACGCCGACCTATCAACAGGGAACACGAAGGCACTGGAGAAGGAGCACGCGACTGGACTATTACTTCCCGGTGTTTTCACACCTGGGAGAACAAGCCGTCGCAACACAAGAGATATTCCAGAACGCAAGCAACGTGCCCGCTATCGCAACCTGGGGCTACCAGGAAAGGCACGCGGAATATCGATACACACCGAACGAAATCACAGGAGTCCTGCGCAGCACGGCCACCCAGCCGCTGGACTGGTGGCACTACGCAGAGGAGTTCGGAACAGAACCGGCACTGAATGACGCATTCATCCGGGACAAAACAAAAGAGACGCTGGCAAGGAGCCTGGCCGTAGCGCCCAACGCGCAATGGAGCGCGCAGATCATCATGGACATACTCCATGAATCAAACGTGGCACGACTCATGCCCGCGTACGCAGTACCGGGACTCATCGACCACTTCTAATGGAGGATGAAGCACTGTGGACCCTGTACTTCGCAGGGATAGCCCACATGCAACAACACCCGGGGTTTAACCGCCCCGGGACCCCACACAAGAGCATCACCGAATGTGGAATGGTCGCGGACCAAATGCTCAAAGAACACAGAAGGAGATACCCATGCCTGGATGGATCGCAGGAGCAATGATAGGAGGCGACCTGCTGGGAGGGCTGTTCGGAAGCTCAGCCCAGAAAAGCGCCAACAAAATGAACATGAAACTCAACCGAGAGAACCGCGACTGGATGGAGAAAATGTCCGGTTCAGAAATGCAGCGACGAGTCGAAGACCTGAAAGCCGCGGGACTGAATCCAATGCTGGCAACCAGCCAGGGAGGCGCCAGTAGCCCAAGCAACACCGCGGCAAAAGTGGAACCGGTCGACCAGCTCGCCAAGAGCGTCACCAGCGCGAGCGGAAAGGCCGCAGCAGTCCTGGACATGCAACAGCGAATCGCAAACATCGGACAGACCAACGCAACAGCGCAAAACACCAGAGCGGACACGGTGATCAAAAACGTCACCGGATCAAACGCCATGGCCATGCAAATGTGGCAAATGACCCAAATGGAAGCGGACATACGCTCGAAACTGGAACAGCTGAACCTGACCAAAGCGCAAAGGGAACAAATCGAAAAGCTCCTCCCGGAGCTCTACAAACAGGCTGGCTTCACCAGCCAGATACAAGAACACCAAGTAGGAACCGCCGCAGCGGAAAAGAAACTCAAGGAGTACCAGCTCCCGAGCGCAAAAGCAGAAGCAGACGTCTGGGAAGCACTAGGAGCAGCAGGGAGGGGCGCCAACGTAGGCGCCAACGCCCTGCAGCAAATCATCTCAATCATCAGGAGCCTCAAATGACCAGGTCGAACTACCAAACAAACAAAGCACGCGCAGTCACCTGCGACTACACACCCACGATGACCGACCAGGCTGGCGCCAGGGACACGGATATCAACGTCATCGTCGGGCAATACCTCGTGAGCGGCAGAGTGCCGGGAAGCAAACAGGAGCCCATCTATGAAGACTTCAGCGACCTACCGAAAGACCTCAGAGGGTTCATCGAAATGGGACGCAGCCTCCATACCCACAAGGCCAGGCTGCCCGAACAACTCCGGGGGATTCCCGTCGCAGAACTGGTTCGACTCACAGACGAGCAAATCGGCGCAATCCTTGCGCCGAAAGAAAAGGAAGAGGTGACACAGTGAATATCTACGCCATCCATGACCGTCTAATCGACTACTACATGCACCCGTTCGCAGGCGCGAACGATAAAGAAGTCCTGGCCGCGATATCCGCGGCCATCAACAGGGAAGGCAACCTGGACGCAATCGCCCAGGCGCCCCACTACTTCGAGGTATGGCGGATAGGGAAGGTCCTAGAGAATGGGCACGTGGAACCGTCGCGGGAGCTCCTGGCAGGCTGTGACAGCCTAGTTCGGCCCAAGAAGGCAGCCGAGCTCCACGAATACGCCGCAGGCCCCCACGGGGCCAACGGAAGACCAATGGAAGCTGCCAAGGCAGCGAGTGTCACCTAGACCAGTTACATCAAGTAGGCAACTGGTCAAGAATCCCCCCGCAGGGGGGCAAACAACGGTCTCAAAACGTGAGACCAGGAGGAAAGATGGCAAGGCGAAACATGAGCGCGAGGAAACACGGAAAGCGGTTCCAGAAGAACCGCAACAAGAGCCGGGCAATCAACAGCCCCGGATCGGTGATGAGAGGAGGCATCCGCCTGTAATGGGCTGTGAGAACACACTCACGGCATACCAGGGGGCCCATGGGGGCCCCCTGAAATTCAATCAACCCATGGATGGGAGAGCCTGGAACAAGATCGAGCTGCCCTGTGGGCAGTGCATCCTGTGCAGGCTAGAGCACGCACGGCAATGGGCCGTGCGAATAACGCATGAAGCGCAAAGACACAAAGAGTCGTCGTTCATAACACTGACATACGACGACAAACACATGCCCGAGCATGGAAGCCTCGACTACAAACGAGACATGCAGCCGTTCTGGAAACGGCTAAGAAAGGCATACGGAAAAATCGCGTACTACGCCGTCGGCGAGTACGGAGACAACACGCAAAGACCGCACTATCACGCGTGCGTGTTCGGCCAGGCCTTCACAGACCGCCGCCTGATACTGCGAGAAGAACCAAATAGGTTATGGACAAACCAGGCGTTACTACACGCCTGGGGAAAAGGACACGTAAGCGTAGGAACCCTGAACTTCGCTACCGCTCAGTACACGGCCGCTTACGTGACAAAGAAACTGAACGGAGAGAAACGCTACGTACGCATTGACCAGGTCACCGGGGAGCTCGTGGAGATCGAGCAACCGCGGGCGTACATGAGCTTGAAACCAGCCATCGGTAAAACGTGGATAGAAGCAAACCATGAACACGTTTACGCCAGGGATAGGGTCGTAGTGAATGGATCACCGCAAAAACCTCCGAGGTTTTACGACCGATGGCTGAAAGAAAAAGATGAAGAGAAAGAGAAACAAACGAAGACCAAACGGAGACGACGAGTCAAACGCTTAAGCAAAGAACAGATGCACGCGCGCGCACGAAACGCGCACGCACGCGCAGAGAGTAAGAGCAAGAGCGTTTGACGACGTGCGCCTATGGCGCTCGTCAAACGCGTAAGGAGACGTTATCCACGAGCTTGTCCCCTAGAAATCAGGGACAAGCTGTGGAGAACGGGAATAAGAAAGGAGTAACAGACACGTGAAAACAAATGTCAATCAGGAGAACCCTTAAAATGTACAGAAACAAGACCGCCAGGCAGCACAATTTTGCAACAGTGCCCCGGGCAGACATCCCGAGATCAAAATTTGCTATGAGGCAGACCCGAAAACAGGCATTCGACGCATCAGACCTCATACCGGTCATGTGCGAGGAAGTGCTGCCTGGCGACGTATGGAGTCATACGGAAAGCATCATGGCGCGCCTGGCGACGCCAATAGCACCGGCGGTCGATGACATCGACCTGGAGACGTTCTACTTCTTCGTACCGAACAGAATCCTGTGGGAAGACTGGGAAGACTTCATCACAGGAGCAGACGACACGCTCACGGTGCCAAAAGTAAACCCGCGCAACGCCGCGGGAGACCAGGCAATCGTGTATGCGAACAGTGTGTTCGACCACTTCGGAATATTGCCGATCAACCTTGCAGACAACCTCCCAATAACTGCGTTCCCAATATGGGGGTACTTCGTTATTTGGAACGAATGGTTCAGAGACCAGAACCTGCAAGAAAAATATGAATACACGCAAAACCCCTTAAACCCTGGGAGCAACTTCATTACCCAGGATGGGGTGGCGTGGGACCAGCTACCGCTGAGAGTAAACAAAAGACACGACTACTTCACGAGCTCACTGCCGTTCGCGCAAAAAGGAGACGCCGTCCAGCTCCCGCTGGGAACATCGGCGCCGGTAGTGCTGGAAGACAGCATCATCACCGGCAACAGCGTGCAGGTAGTCGTAGAAGGAACAACCACAGGCCGACAGATCGTAAGCAACACGGCCGGCCTGGGAACAACATGGGGCGCACTCAGTGCGCCAGGTGCAACACACCAGCTGACGGTAAGCCTAGCGGATGCCACGTCAGCAACAATCAACGCAATCCGCCTGGCGTTTCAGACGCAGCGATTGCTGGAAAGAGACGCAAGGGGTGGCAGCCGCTATGTGGAGCAGGTGTTAAGCCACTTCGGAGTTCGGCTACCCGACTTCCGCGCCCAGCGTCCTG